GCGACTTGGATCGGGCGACCGAAGCGCAGCCGGCCCCGCCGCTGATCCCCAAGCGGTTCATCCAGGGCAAGCTGGCCTGGCAGAAGCGGGCCTTGAACATCTTTCTGCGGGCCAGCTTCACCACGGGCTGGGAGCTGTACACGGGCAACAGCGAGGGCGATCCGTCGCATCTGCAGGGTTTGACGAACGTCTACCTGTACGCGTTCGACGAGGACGTGGCCCAGGGCGGCTGGTACGAGGAAGCCGTGCAGCGGACCACCAGCGTGAACGGTTTGTTGCGCTGGAACGCCATGCCGCACGCCCGCACGGACGACATTCTGAACCTGATCCGCCGGGCGGAGGAGGAAGAGGAAAAGGACGACCCGCAGACGGTGGCGATCCGGGTCCATCACCAGGACGAGAACCCCTACATCCCGGAAGCAGCCAAGGCCCAGAACGTGCGGATCGCGATGTCGATGGGCGAGGACGTCTACCGCAAGCGGATCCTGGGCGAGTTGACCAACGATTCGGTGCTGATGTACCCCGGCTTCAACAAGCAGGTGCACGGGGCGGAGCGGCGGCTGACGGAGAAGGATTTGGCCGAGGAGCAGACGGGGCGGCGCTTCCGGTCGGCCTTGCAGCGGGCCTACACCGACAATGGCGGGCGCCCGCCGGACGACTGGACGCGCTACGTGATTGTGGATCCGGGCTTCAACGTCTGCGCGGCAACGTTTATCGCCACGCCGCCGGAAAGCCTGGGCGACTGGCGGGTGCAGTACGGCGAACTGTACTTGCGCAACGCCACGGCCCGGCTCTTTGCCAGCGAATTGAAGCAGAAGGTCGGCGAGCAGCCGATCCGCGATTTCCTGATCGACATGCACGGCGGCCGTCTGCGCGGGGCGCAGGGCATCCAGTGGGTGCAGGAGTACCAGGAGGAGATTGAGAAGCTGCGGGTCGAGTGCGAGATCCGCGGTTCGCGATTCGGGGCGGGCTGCGACAACATCAAGCTGCGAGAGGAGCGGCTGCGCAAGTGGCTGGAGATCCGCGGCGGCTGCGAGGCGTGGGCGCAATCGCCGACGCTCTACATCGACCTGAACCGCTGCCCGAACACCGTGCGGGAGATGTTGACCTTCCGCAAGAAGACGATCCGGCAGGGCGGCATGTCCGTCACGATCGACGAAGCCAACCGGCGGCAGCCCTGCCATGCTTTGGAATGTCTCGAGATGGCGGCTGCCCACGGCTGCCCGTATGTGAAGCCCAAACCGAGAGTAGTAGCCGATGAGCCGATCGACCGGTGGATGGCCGAGCGGAAGCATCGGGAGCGGAAGCGCCGGTATAAACACTGGGGCTTGGCCGGCCAGCCCACCATCACGTTAGGTCCTCAAGGAGCGTTTGGATGAGTATCGGATTGGAGATGTATCAGGAAGAGCACGAGCATTTACGATTGGCCCACATTCGGGACGAGGTGTCCGCCTACCGGATGCCGCTGGCGGTGCAGGGCATGGCGGTGGCTTGGTATCGGTTTGGTCGCAAGGGGCCGGACGCGCTGCTGGGTTTTGTGCAGCAGGCGCGTCCGGGCAAGCCCAACGTCGACCTGTTCGTGCCCGCCAACGCCTTCCCGTATTTGGACGGCGTGCCGCACGTTTCAGACCCGCGGCTGCGGCTGGGCCGGGAGCACGCGGAGTTCGGGGCTTGGGACTACACCGAGGACTGGAAGAACCAGCAGTCCTGGAAGGAGCGGGTCGAATCGCGGGTGCGGGCCTGCGAGCGGCGGCTGGAGGAGCAGGCGCAAGGGCTGGAGCCGCTTCCCGCGCCGGCCCCCGAGCGAGCGGCGGCCGCGCCGGGTGAACCGGATGAGCCGGCGGCGGTGCCGGAGCCGCCTCCCTGGCTGACCGGCGAGGAGGCGGAGGAGACGCCGCGCAAGCGCGGACGGCCGGCCAAGGCGGCGGCGGAATGAGAAGAATGAGGAATGAGGAATGAGGAATGAACAATTAAGAATGAACAATGACGAACTGCATTGCTCATTGTGCATTGCTCATTGTTCATTTCTCATTCCTCATTTTTGCCTCCTTGGGCTTTAGGCATTTGGGAGCAATCTAGTGGCCGAGAACCATCCGCTGGCGGGCCTCTGCGAGACCTGGCTGGAACTGATCGTCGACGCCAAGAAGCAGCGCTGGGATCGCTGGGGCCAGTACGCCGCCGAGATGTACAAGTTCTACAACGGCGCGCACAACTTCATGTGGCGGACCGAGTACGCGCGGGCCGAGGGCGGCTTTCTGGATCAGAGCGCCGCGGTGCCGCTGCCGCGGTTCCTGATGTCCATCGGCAAGGTCTCGGACGGGGTGGACCTGTTCGGGCCGGCCCTGATCCACCAGTACCCCGAGGTGCTGGTCACTCCGGTGCGGCGGCCGGTTTGCGATCCGCAGCTTTTGGGGCTGGACCCGCAGGACCCGCAGGCGGCGGTCTACGCCGAGCAGATCCTGGGCGAGCAGGAGCAGGAGCGGAGGCTGACCGAGGCGGTGGCGAGCCACAAGCAGTTCTACCTGAACTGGGTGCAGCGCGAGGCTGGCAAGAAGAAGCAGGCGCGGCGGGCCATCGTGGACGCCATCGTCAAGGGCATCGGCTGTTTCGTCACCCAACTTTACTCGCCGCGCGGCTCGGCCATCAGCTACCCGCGCAGCCGCTACCTGTCGCCCAACCAGCTTATCAAAGACCCCGACGCCCGGCATCCGGAAGAGCTGCAGTGGATGGCCATCGAATGGACCGTGCCGGCCAATCTGCTGGAGCGCAAGTTCGGGCTGGAGCCCGGCGCGTTGAAGGGCCACATGCAATCGCGCGAGGCGCAGGCCAGCGAGCAGGGGCGGCGGGACGCCAAGGGCAACCGCAAGGAATCCTACGACCTGGTGACCTACTACGAGTTGTTTTCCAAGAACGGTTGCGGGCAGCGGCTGAAGGGCCTGCAGGACGCCAAGCGGTTGGAGCCGGGCTTGCGGGAGTGGCTAGAGCAGGTGGGCGACTTCGGCTATCTGGTGCTGGTCAAAGGCATCAAGTATCCGCTCAATCTGCACCCGAAGCTGTTGGCCGAAAGCGATCCCGAGGCGGTGTTCCAGGCGGCCCAGTGGCCGATTCCGTTCTGGCGGGACGAGGGGTCCAGCAACGACTGGCCGGTCAGCGAGTTGACGTTCAAGGAGGATCCCGAGGACGTCTGGGGGATCAGCATTTTCAAGCCGGCGCTGGGGTTCATCCGGTTCTGCAACTGGTGCCTGAGCTTCCTGGCCGACAAAGTGGCGGCCAACGCCTGCGACTACATCGGCGTGATGAAAGCGGCGGCGGACGACATCCAGGAGCAATTGGCGCAGCAGCAGGGGCCGCTCCGGCTGATCAAAATTGACTCGCAGTTCGGGCAGAAGATCAGCGACCTGGTGACGCTGATCGGCAAGCCGGGCTTCGACACGGCGATCTGGACGATGGTCCAGGAGTCGTTCGAGCAGATCGACAAGACCACGGGCCTGTCGGATCTGTTGTACGGCCAGACCGCCCGCCAGATGCGGTCGGGCACGGAGGCGGGGATTCTGGGGGAGAACTCGCAGATCCGGCCCAGCGACATGGCGCAGAAGGCGGACGATTGGTACGCCGAGGCGGCGGCCAAGGAGATGCAGGCGGCGATCTGGCTGCTGGAGCGGCAGGACCTGGAGCCGGTGCTGGGCCGCTACGGTGCGGAGTTCTGGGAGCGGCACATCGCCACCGAAGATTTCGACGCGGTGGTGCGGGACTACAAGTACACGCTGGCCGCCGGTTCGGCCCGCAAGCCCAACCGGGCGCAGAAGCTGCGGGGCTTGACGGACCTGGGCCAGTTCATCATCCCCGCCTTGCAGGCGTATGCAATGGGCGGGCAGGTCGAGCCCTGGAACAACTTCGCCAGCGCCATGGCCGACGCGCTGGAGGTTCCGGGCGAGGGCTTCCTGCTGCAAGGCCCGCCGGCGCCGGCGGGCGGCCAGGGCGGGGCCGAAGCGGCGGCGGCCGATCAGGCGGAGTCGGCGGCGGCGGCGGCCAAGGCCGAGTTGGATCAGGCGGCGGAGCTGCAGAAACTGGAAGCCCGCCAGAAGGAGACGGAGCAGAAGATCGCCAGCGCTCAGGTGCAGATGGAACTGGAGGCGGCCAAGACCAAACAGAAGCTGGCCCAGGACGAAGAGAAACATCAGGCCGGGCTGAGCCAGCAGTACGAGAAGTACCGGGCCGAGATGGTCCGGGCCATGCTGGACCTGGAAGCCACCCGGCGCAAAATGGACGCCATCAAAAAGCGAGAACAAGGTGCCCCATGAGCGGCAGGCTGGATCAGGACGTGCAATTGGCGGAGCAGTTCTGGCTGTCCTGCGACGTGGAGCAGGTGCGGGCTCGGTACGAGCACGAGGTGGACCTGGAGTTGCAGGAGGACTGGGTGAAGCTGGGCTGCTACTTGGCGTACCGGGAGCAGGGCGTGGCGCCGCGCTGGGCGGCCATGTCCGCCTGCCGGCGGGCGGCCCGGATGGGCGGCAGCGACCAGCGGTTCAACGCCATCGAACGGCGCAAGATGGAGAACATGAACCCGCGGCTGCGGGATCGGATCCAGGCGCTGGCGCAGGGTGCGGGGATCCAGACGCAGGGCAAGTTCTACCTGGGCGGGCTGGGGCGCTACACCGATCCGCAGGCCTGGGTCAGCACGGTGGACGAGGCGCGGGCGACGGTGGTGCGGAAGGGTCTGCCGTGTGAGGGCCTGGTGAACTATCAGCCGCCGGAGCGTCCGCTGCCGGAGCCGCCGGCGATGGCGGAGGACATCCGGGATCGCTTGGTGGAGAAGAAGCTGCAAGAAGATCCCGCTTTGCGCGAGCGCGTGCGGAAGCGGCCGGGAAAGTTGCGCGAGCTTCAGGAAGCCGTTGTTGCTCGGCATGGTCGTCAACCCAAGCGTAGCGGATATAAGGGCCGCTGAGGTCGCGGATCAGGAAGGGGGCAATGTAGGCGGAGCGGAGCAGTCGGGAGACGTACTGATGGGACAGCAGCAGGGCGTTGGCGATCTCCGGCATGGTGTAGGGCCGCTCGCGCAGCAGCAGCCGCAGCCGCCGCCGCTGGTGCCGGCGGTCGGGCGGAGAGTGGTCCAGTTGGTGATGCGGCAGCTCGCAGGGCCGGCAGAGCGGCCAGCCGGCCAGATAGCCGCGGTGCAAGTGGCTCAGCGACTCGGAGCCGCGGCGCCTGAGCAGCCGGGCGATGGCCTGGTAGGTCAGGCGGTGGCGGCGGAAGGCATTGACCACCGCGCCCAGGGTGCGGGCGATGCCGCTGGGGATCAGTTCCCCGTCTCGCACGCGCCAGCCCGCCGGGACTTGGCCTGGCAGGTAGCTGTTGCGGGGCCGGTACTGAACCTGCCGATCGGACGCGCGGACCTGGGCGATGGCCCGGTGCAGTTCCGCCCGGCCGGCGTCGCTGGCCAAATCGAAGCGGTTTTCCACGAACTCCAGGGTCACGCCGCGGGCTTTGAGACGCGGCAGGCTATCGCGGCAATCGGCGTGGCCGCGGAAGACCAGTTCCGGGGCCGCCGCCACGATCACATCGCCGGGCCGCAGCCGCAGCCAGAGCGATTGGCCTTCCAGGCGTTCCAGCCAAGGCGAGTTGCGCGCCTGCATCCGGTCGCAGCACCAGGGCGGCGACCAGTCGCCGGTGCGGTTGCCCACCCAGGCCCGGCAGGCGTTGCGCTGCTGACCTTCGGTCGACCAGGCGGCGTCGCAGCCGTAGGTCCAGTGCACGATGTCCGACATGGTTTTTCCAGGAGGGGCTGATGGCCGACTATCAAAACAGCGTCCCGGCATACGACCGGACCCTCAGTATATTCACCTTCCAGGATGCGGTCGAGCGGCTGCTGGATTTGTACGGGCTGAAGCGCACGGACGTCGGCAGCTTGCGGCGGGTGCGCGAGGCGGTGCTGTCCGCCTACCGGGAACTGGGCAATCGCCGGCACTGGTCCTGCTACTGTCGGCGGATGATCCTGAAGAGTGTGGCCGCGCACACCACGGGCACGGTCTCCTACGACCATACGGGCGGGTCGTCGGAGCGGTTGCTGACCTTCAGTTCGGCTCTGCCGTCCTGGGCGCGCTGGGGCAAGATTCAGCTTTCGAGCGTGGACTACGAGATCGCCTCGGCGCCCAGCAGCCTCACGGCCACGCTCAAGCAGCACAGCAATCCAGGCGCCGACGTGGCCTCCACCACGTTCACCCTGTTCCGCTCGCTCTACACCCTGCCCAACGAACTGCAGGAGGTGGTCCAGATCCTGGACGTGAGCGATCAGACCACGGTCCGGCCGGTGCCGTTCCGGCAACTCCAGTGGGATGCGGTGGTCTCCTACGGGGCGCCGGACGTGCCCTACTGGTGCGTGGTGCGGAGCGACCCCGGCCGCTACGGGCACAAGGCCCTGGAGTTCAGTCCGGGGACGGAGGAGGCGCGCAGCTACGACATCGCCTACCTGGCCCAGGCCCGCCCGTTGCAGATCGAGAAGTACAGCGCGGGCACGGTCAGCCTGACGGCTGGGGGCACCACGGTGACGCTCTCCGGGGGCACCTTCCCGGAAGACTGCGTGGGGGCGGTGATCCGGTTCAGCGCGGACGGGCTGGAGGAGCCGACCGGCGTGGCGGGCACGGCCGACGACATCGACAACCGCTACAGCCAGGCGCGGGTCATCCAGTCGCGGACCAGCGGCACGGCGGTCACCATCGACCAGTCGATTTCCAGCGCGGCCGTGAGCGCCGTGCGGTACACGATCAGCGATCCGCTGGACATCGACTACCAGGTGATGCTCAACGCCCTGCACGCGCTGGCCGAGGCGGAGATGGCCAAGCGGGTCCGCAACAAGAAGGAAGACGAGAGCGGGCGCTACCGCCGGGACGCGG